AACTTTAAAATTTATAAATAAGAAATCATAAGGAGATATTCAATGGCAACAAACAAACTCATGGAAGCAGCGGCAGAAATTCTTGCAGGAAGCAAGTCATCTGCTCCTGGTATGCCAATGCCTAAACTGCCTTCTGTTACTCCAGGTAACTCTGGAACACCTGAAGACTTGGGCGGTCCTACATATCAAAATAACAAGCCTACTGATGATTCTAACAAATTGTCAAACAAAGCTAGTGCTAAGAGTGCTTCAGCACCTACAACTAAGCCATCAGCGGCATCATCCGATGTTCAGCTTGGCGACAAGAATATGAAAGCTGGTACAGGCGCAGCAATGATGCCTGAACAAGCCGACGAAGAAGAAGAACTGATTGATGACGAAACAGCAATCGAAGAAATGAAAGCACAAATGAAAGAAGATGTTGCTTCATTGTTTGCTGATGACAAAAACATTTCTGAAGACTTCAAAGCAAAAGCCGCTACAATCTTTGAAGCACGTGTATTCGACCGTGTTGCTCAGATTCAAGAGCAAATGGAAGCAGAATATGCCGGCATGTTGGCTGAAGCCCTTGAAGAAATCAAGTCTGAACTTACAGAAAAAGTAGATGACTACCTGAACTACGTAGTAGAGCAGTGGATGGACGAAAACGAAATCGCTATCGAAAGCGGTCTGCGTTCGGAAATCACAGAAGACTTTATTGCTGGTTTGCGTAATCTGTTTGCCGAAAACTACATCAACGTTCCAGAAGACAAAGTAGAACTAGTCGATGAACTTGCATCTAAGGTCGAAGAACTGGAAGTTAAACTGAATGAAGAAATTGAAGCAAATATTCAGTATAAAAAACAGCTTACTGAAGCAATCAAAGTACAACTAGTAAATGAAGTTTGCGAAGGTCTCACAGCAACTCAAGTAGAAAAAATCAAAGCACTTGCAGAGAGTGTAGAATTCTCCACAGAGGAAGAGTTCGTTGAAAAACTTGAGACAATTCGTGAGAATTACTTTCCATCAGGCATCAAAAAAGCCGATGTAGCTCAACTTCATGAAGAAGTAGAAGACGATGGTAGCGAAAAGAAAGTAGCCGCTGATCCATATGTCGCTTCGGTTGTTAATGCAATTTCAAGAACAAAAATTTAAATAATAAACTAAGGAGATACAAAGATGTATTTGTCTGAAAATCTACAATCAAAATGGGAAAGCGTTCTGGATCATCCAGATATGCCAAAAATTGCTGACCCATATCGTAAAGCAGTTACAGCGGTTATTCTTGAGAACCAAGCTCAAGAGATGATCAAAGAAGGTTCAATTCTGAGCGAAACTGGTTCTCCAACTAACTTTGCTGGTACAGGTGGTTTTGGTGGCGGTTCTGCTGCTGCTGGTCCAGTTGCTGGTTTCGATCCAATTCTGATCAGCCTGGTTCGTCGTTCACTGCCTAACCTGATCGCTTATGACGTTTGCGGCGTTCAGCCAATGACAGGTCCTACAGGTCTGATCTTTGCAATGCGTACTAAGTATGCATCACAAGGCGGTACAGAAGCATTCTACAACGAAGCAAACACAGCATTCTCGGGTGCTAACGGTGCAATCGTTGCTTCTTCAATGAGCATTTCTGGTAACGTTACAGATTATCTGTTCACAGGTAACGCTGCTCCAACTGGTGCTATGACAACTGGTTCTGCTGAAGCACTGGGTGATGGCGCTGCTGGTAACACATTCCAAGAAATGGCATTCTCAATTGAGAAAGTCACTGTAACAGCCCGTACACGTGCGCTGAAAGCAGAATACTCAATGGAACTGGCACAAGACTTGAAAGCAGTTCATGGTCTTGACGCTGAAACAGAACTGGCTAACATTCTGTCCGCTGAAATTCTTGCTGAAATCAACCGTGAAGTTATCCGTACAATCTACAAGATTGCTAAGCCAGGTTGCCAAGCAGGTACAACAACTAGAGGCGCATTCAACCTTGACACAGACTCAAACGGTCGTTGGATGGTTGAAAAGATCAAAGGTCTGGCATTCCAGATTGAGCGTGAAGCAAACCAAATCGCTAAGACAACTCGTCGTGGTAAAGGTAACATCGTTATCTGTTCTTCAGACGTAGCTTCTGCTCTGGCAATGGCTGGTATCCTTGACTATAACTCAGCACTTGCTGGTCAAGTATCACTGACAGTTGACGATACAGGCAACACATTTGCTGGTACAATCTTCGGTCGTATCAAAGTCTACATCGACCCATACTTCCCAGTTGGTTCGACATCTGAATTTGCTGTAGTTGGTTACAAAGGCACAAACGCATACGATGCTGGTATGTTCTACTGCCCATACGTACCGCTGCAAATGGTTCGTGCTGTAGATACTGGTACATTCCAGCCAAAGATTGGCTTCAAGACTCGTTACGGTCTGGTAGCAAATCCATTCGCAGAAGGTACAGATCAAGGCCTCGGCGCTCTGACAACACAGAGCAACAACTACTACCGTGGCTTCCGTATCGCAAACCTGATGTAATTAAATAACCACCGTAGAGTGGGATTTAGAGAGACACCTTCGGGTGTCTCTTTTTTTATGGCGCATAAATAGAAGTATGACAGTCCTCACACGAAACCCTACAAATCCAAATTCGTTACAGCCTAACAAGTTTACGCTGAACCTGGCTCGTACACCGAATTTACAATACTTTGCTCAAACGATTTCTTTGCCTGGTCTTTCTACATCCGAAATTCCAGTACAGAACCCGTTCGTTGAACTGTATGCGCCAGGCGAAAAAGCAATCTACGATGTGTTGAATGTTACTTTTATTGTTGATGCTGAGTTACTTTCTTGGTTAGAAATACACGATTGGCTTCGTGCTGTAACATTCCCAACAGAGTATGAAGAATATCAAAACTTAGCCAAGCTAAATCAATTTGCTTCAGCAATACCAACAAGCACTCCACAATACTCTGACGGTGCGGTAACACTTCTATCAGCATCAAACAAGCCTTATTACCGTTTCAACTTCAAAGATTTATTTCCAATCTCACTATCTGGTTTTGTCTTATCATCTACCGATACTCCAGACACAATCATTACAGCAGACGCTACATTCAGATTTACCTATTATAACGTAGAAAAATTATTCTAAATGTGATATACTCCTGACAGGAGGTATACTATGACAAAACTTGAAGAAGTATTACAAATGTGGACTGCGGATTCAAACATTGACCGCACTGAACCAGGTAAAGCACTGATTGATATTCCTAAACTTCATTCGAAGTATCTGAACATTCTTTCTTCCCATCGACTGCTGGCTAAGGAAGCAGACTTCAACTACAATAAATGGCGTAAGTTGAAATGGGAATATTACACTGGTAGACTTGATGAAGATGAACTTGAGAAACGTGGATGGCAACCATTTCCATACACACTCAAATCCGAGATCAATACATACTTAGAAGCTGATGAAGATATCAACAAGTATCTTGCCAAGAAATTGTTACATGAAGAAATTGTTGAAGTCTGTCAAGCAATATTGAAAGAGTTAAATAACAGGACTTGGGAGTTGAGATCCTTTATTGATTGGGAAAAGTTTATACAAGGTGTCTGATTTAATATTATACAAACAGAATGAAGCATTCATCAGGTTTGCGTGTGAAAAAAGTGTCGCACAAGAACTTGCTGACTACTTTACTTTTTTTGTGCCAGGCTATCAATTTATGCCGGCATACAAGAATCGGTTGTGGGATGGCCGCATAAGACTTGCTGACTTACGTACACACACTATCTATCATGGTCTTGTGCCTTACATCCAGAAGTTTTGTGAAGAAAGAGACTACAAACTTGAGATTGATTCTGTTGTAAGCAATACAGAGAGTTTTTCAGCGATTGAAGCTAATGAGTTTCTAGAGCAACTTCAATTAGACAAGAGCATTATAGCAGAAGGTGTCAGGGACTATCAATACAAAGCCTTCATATTTGCCGTTAGAAACAAGCGAATGTTGTTATTATCACCGACTGGTTCTGGTAAGTCGTTGATTCAATACTTGATATTACGTTATCTACAACACAAAGGTTATAAGAAAGGATTGCTAATTGTTCCTACAACTTCTCTTGTTGAGCAAATGTATTCTGATTTTCAATCTTATGGCTACGATGCCGCAAACTATGCCCATCGACAGTATTCAGGAAAAGATAAACATACAGATAAATTTTTGACCATTACAACATGGCAATCTATCTACAAGAACCCTGCCGAATACTTTGAGCAGTTTGATTTTGTATTGGGCGATGAAGCACATCAGTTCAAAGCAAAGTCATTAACTACCATTATGACTGGTCTGAAGAATGCCAAGTATCGGATTGGTTGTACTGGCACAATTGACGGTACGCAAACACATAAACTTGTATTGGAAGGTTTGTTTGGTCCAGTATATCAATCGACCACTACTGCCAAGTTAATTGAAAACAAACAACTAGCAGACTTTCGTATCAAGTGTTTGGTGTTGAAATATCCAGAAGAAGTGTGTAAACTTTCCAGAGGCTGGGACTATCAGTCTGAGATAGACTACATAGTAAAAAGTACCGCACGAAATGAGTTCATTCGGAATCTTGTATTATCATTAGAAGGTAACTCACTGGTACTATTCAATCTAGTAGAGAAACATGGTAAACATCTACACAAGATGATTGAAGAGAAAGCTGGTAATAGACATGTGTTTTTTGTTTACGGTGGCACAGACGTTGATGTTCGTGAACAAGTTCGTGCTATTACCGAAAAGCAAAATGATGCCATTATAGTTGCTTCTTATGGCACTTTTTCTACAGGAATCAATATACGTAATCTACACAATGTTGTTTTTGCCTCACCGTCTAAGTCAAGGGTAAGAAACCTTCAGTCGATTGGTAGGGGTTTACGAATTGGAGAAAATAAAACCGAAGCAGTCTTATATGACATAGCAGAT